ACTAAAAGTAAAAGTCTTTCTGTTTCCAGCAGAACTTGGATCACGGACTAGATAATCTGCGCCACCATCAAGCATGATAGCGTCCTTAACAACATACCCCGTTGATCCCGCACCGGACCCGAAAAACGCTGGTGACCATATAGGCATTATGCGAACGCCAACTGAGCGGCACCCAACTGAATGGATGCGTCTGCTTTTACTACATACGGTACAACGTCAACCGCTGACGCCGCTGACGAAAGTGTCAGTCCCGCACCACCTGCCGTCTCATAATCGGTTCCTAACGCAAGAGTTCTTCCAGCCCCATTATGAATAATAATAATAAACCCAGATTGACCAACAGCCTCAGTTGATGGATTGTCAAAGGTCACGTTGGCCGTGAAGGTCAAAACAAAATTCTGATATGTTTGGAAATCCAATGTGGTATTACCAGAAATTGAGGCTGTTTGGGTTGAACCCACCGCCGCATGGCTAAAGCTGGTAACTTGGTTTTCATCAATTGCAAACGCCACATTGGTGCCAACCGTTGACCCCTGACCAAACACAAGGTCATCAGCGGAATCGTCTAGCCCTATGTAGAAATCTTGAGCGTTCCCATCAAATACGACCTTGGTGTCAACTTCTGCCCCATCACCAATAGTTACAGAGTCATCGTCCAGGGTCATTATGGCGTTTGTGCCTACGGTCGAACCAACCCCGACCACCAGCTTATCGGCACTATCGTCCAGACCTACATAGAAGTCTTTCGCATTCCCGTCATAGACCACTTTAACGTCGGCCTCTGCGCCAGCCCCTAAAGTCAGGTCGGCATCAAACTTCACATTCCCCGCATCGACCCATAAGGCATAGTTGCTTGACCCCTCAGACGGTGCGCCAGACACATACAAAGACGCCGCCGCTGTGACGGTCCCTGTGGCCGTTATATTGGGTTCGTTTACCTCCAGGGAGGAAACCACCGCCGTGGTGCCTGATGGCACTGTAACGGCCCCCGCAGGGGCCACATTAACGTGTGCATAAGCCGTGTTCGCTTGCGCCGTCAACGCCGCTGGAGCAACAAGGTGAAAAGCACTAGAGTTTGTGGAATCGTGTCCAATCCGCTCCGTAATTGAATTTCCTACCGTAATGTCAATTCTATCGTCAGCCGTTGCCCCGATCTTTGTATCCGCATCGGCGTCCAACTCTATCACCTGACCGTTGAGGTCAAGCGCACCCGTCATGTAGTTCTCGCCGTTCTTGGCGATACAGGCGTTGATGCCATCACTCAGGTCTTGGTCATGGGTATCATGCCTATTAGAAACAATCTTGGTTCCCGCGTCCTTGTCCTGGGTCCACACCGTCGATCCTGTGTGAGTCCCGTTTGTCCGACTAAACGCTCCGCTACCATTCCAGGCCATGTTTTCACTCCGTTATTTAAAAACCCGCCAAAGCGGGCTAGACTAGTAATATGAACAATTTACTTCTTTTTGCCTTAAACCTAGCAGCGTTTGCTGCATTGGTTTTAGTAATTCACGCAAGCATTAGTTTTGCCCCAACCTTTACCGTTATTATGCTGGCAATAACGGGTTGCTTGCTCGTTCATCACAAACGAAAAACAGGGTGTTGGGGTCTTTAATTACTTTCCGATTAACGCTTTAGCCAAGGCCGACGTCGGGTTCTGCAACTGCGGCACGATCTGTGCTGGCGTTCTTCTTTGACCTAATCTGTACAAAATAGCCGCTTGTTGTGCGGGGTCTGTCGTAAGTAACATCTCGCTTAAATCTTGCGCCATGCTTTTACTTGGCCTAGTCAACCTGTCTCGCGCCGCCGCCAACGGCATTCCGACTAATCCTCGTACCACGTTCCCTTGGCCTAATTGTCCTAGCGCTTCAGACATAAAACTTGGGACTGTAGCCAATTCGGCAATGTCTTCTTTAAGGGGAGTAGTCTGTGACCCCCCTCTTGGGTTTATAAAACGCTCAAACTGAGTTTGACCCGTTATTTTTTCCATGCCCCCCTTTAGTGCATTATATTTATCTTCGGGGAGAACATTTTTAAGCCGCTGCCACAAATCTTCTTTTTTATCTGCAAACTTACCCGTTGCCGCTTGGGTATCTCTGTTAATTATTCCCGAAAGTTCGCGCCTTACCCCTAACAGAAATGATTGCTGTTCTGGCTCCGATAATTTGTCGAATGTTTTCCGACCAACTTCCTCATCGCCTCTCATAAAACGCCGCCCCATAAACGCCGCGTCTTTTATCTTAGCTGGCCCCGAATAAGCAGCCCGCGCCTCTCTATAGGCTGACCGCCCTGTTTCATCCGTTGTGATGTCATCTAGCTTTTTAACCAATGACTTGCGAACCCTATTAACAGCCCTTCCATATTCGTCTAGTTGAAGCTTGCCCGTTAATTTATCCCGATAGCTTTCTAATATGTCATCAAGCCCCCGCTTTGCCGCGTCCATCGCCCGAAGGTTAGGTGTTCCTTCGATAATGAGCCTTCCAACATCATCGAAACCTTTAACTGCATATTCTTGGAAATTAAACGGCACGTCATCAGCCAAAGACTCAAGCTGTTGCGTCCTAATTCCTTTCGCCATCCCTTGCTGAATAATTGGGTCATCAAGAAACCGTTGAAGCCTTTCATCCCATTGGGCATAGACCCTTCCCGCTTTGTCAGAAACAGGAGCAAATGCCTCGTCATATAACGGCTTTGACGCTCTGTTTTGCGAAGCCGTTAATTTTTCAAGAACATCATAAAATCTGTTTGGACCCACGGCATCCGCTGCTTCTTGCAGTTGCTCTCCCCGACCACTTACCCGCGCTGCCACAAAATCATCCGCAGCTTTGGAAGCGGGGCCGGGAACATTTGCTGCCGCTCTTGCTAACCTTTGGCCCCCAATACCTGACACGTCCCCTATTGTCGTATTCGACGCACCCGTCCTCAATCCCTCTTGAACTCGCTGCAAACCTGCCTCTAAATTGCCGTCACCCAATTCAGTTATGGCATCGGCAACTTTTTTTTCTGCGCCTGTGAGAGAGCCAGACCTATCTAGAATCCGTTGCAATCCCGCACGGCCTACAGCGGCGATGCCTTCGAGAATAGGTGTAAAGGCCGCACCAGCCCCCGCACCAATAACAACACCTACGCCGCCGCCCTTGGCCCTATCTATTAAATTACCTTCTGCTTGGCCTGACCCGTGAATCCCGCCAATAGCTCCACCCGCGCCAGCACTTCGCAATGTTCGCCCCCCAAGCCCCGCCGCTTGAGAAATCTTAAAAGGAGCCGCCACTTTATTTATGGGAGAAACTACAGCGCCGCCAATCTCTGACGTTAATGCAGAGACGGGGTAGTCCTTGCGGAAATCTTTTAATTCACCTCTGTAAACATCTCTCCTGTCTTCATACGCCCTGCCCAAATCAAACGGCTGGCCCTCTGCCAGTGTCCGGTAGCCAGCAACAAACGGTGCGTCTAACGCCGCCGCCGCCTCATCCATATATCCCCCAGAAAGGCCACTTGCGGTGCTTTGCGCTAACCTATTTGCGTAGCCCAAAACATCATCAACCGCTGAAGTGCTTACTTCTGGTTTTGCTTCTGACAACGGCTGTTCTGCACGGTTTTTGTTTTTTAGACGAAGTCTCGCGTTTGCTATCGCTACAGCTTGTTTCTGTTTAGGGGACATTTCAGTCATTCGAACTCAGCCTTTTCTTCGGGAGTCATTTCGTCCCATATCGCTTGCGAAACATTAGCTGGCCGCACGGCAACCCCCGCTTTCTTTTTTGCTAGTTCAACAAGTTTAGCAATTTCTTTTTGATATTCTTTTGCCGATTTAATGAACTCTTTTTCCGATTGCGCTGCGGACAACCGCGCTTGTGCTTCTGATGCTTTCTTGCCTTCAATTTCTGTGATTTGACCGCCACCTTTCAATGTTTCAAAGGCTGCGAGGAACTGTTTGCCGCCTACTTGTTTCAGCAAAACATCAAAATTGTCTGCGTCGGTCCCAAGGCCAATGGGTTCGTTTATGAATGGCAAATTCATAAATGCTGCACCGCCACTTTTCAGCCCAACAACGTCCGACATTCCAGGGTGGGTTTGCAACTGTCCAACAAGATCAGTCAAATATTTTGCATTGCTCAAAACTACCGGCAAATTAAATTTTGCTTCAGCTTTCAGCTTTCCTGCGGATTTTGCTTCCTGTGTCCGTTCTTCCTCCGCAGCCAATGCTTGCGGGATGGTCATTCGTGGCTCATTTGTCTGTGCTGCCGGTGGTTGTGCTGCTGCTGGCTGTGCTGCTGCTGGCTGTGCTGCTGCTGGTTGTGCTGTGGGCTGTGCTGCACCCACACCGTTCTGAAGGGCGCTCGCCAACGACTGCTCCAATGTAAGAGGCTTCATACCCAGTCTTACCCTCAAAGCATTGGTTTTTTCCAGTTGCCTGTACTCTGACCCTCTTCTTGCGCTTAGTACGTCTCTCTCTCGCGCCAATCTATCACGTTCACCTATATTACGAGTGTCTCTTTCGCCAGCTAGACGGTCCCTTAAAGTAATTTCGTCGAGCTTATCTCCTAACTGTAACTTTCTCATTTGTAGAGCTTGGTCGAGGGCGTTTTTCCTATCCATCTCTTTAATTTGTAATTGATACCCCATCTCCGCTAAATCTCGGTTGCCAGTAAGCGTTTGGATTGCGGCTGGCAAATCTGACCGCGTTTCATACTTAGGCACCGCACCGATCCTTGGAGCGTCAGAACCCACCATTACCTCTCTAGGTTGCATTTGCCCCATTGCTCTTTGAAGCGCTGCGTTCCTAGCCGCTACCCTTGTGTCATAGGCAGCTTCCCTTTGTTTAAACTTTTCCTCTGCCTCATCTCTTGCTTGCTTGGCAATAAAAGACTGACCAAGCCGCGCCAAGCCCTCAACCATGCCGCCACGCGCTGGGCCGGTTGCAATGCCTTTTTTGAGTGCTTGCGCTAATAAGTACTGCGGGTTGGTTAAATTAAACCTCTGCCGTCTTTGCGGACGTGTCGGCAGAAATCCTTTAATGCCCAGTGCCATTATGCGGCCCTCCACAACTTGCCGTAATCCACCGCAAGCCAATCACCGACTTGCACAACCGCCTCTGGTATTCTCTCCAGAACGTCTTGAGCCATGACGCCAATCTGAGTTTCACCACCCCAGATGTAATTGTAGCAATAAACGTCAAAGCCTTTCCAATTTGCTATTTTCTGGATGTTTTTCTTCAATCGTCTGTCGGAGTATTGCGCTATTGCCGCTCCACCTAAGTCAGCCAGCGCACCGATACCGGCTTGTTGCATACCCATTTGCTGGTTGTAATTGTTCGCATCAATACCCGCAGCCAGACTATAGGCACCCGTCACGTCTGTCGGCGCTACGCCCGTCTGTGGCCCTGTCATCATCGTTGGGCTTTGGATGGCTCCTTGACCCTGTAAGAGTGCCGCCAACTCGTTAATCTGTTGGTTCCTCGACATGACTTGTTCATTGAGATAATTCTGTCGAGCTTGGTTAATAGCGTTCATATCGAACGTGCGTTCGCCCAACTGTTGGCCTCTGGTCTGTAAGGCATTGGCAAATAGCCCCTGCCTCATAGCCTCACCCGCAGCAATAGCATCATAACCCGCCGCTATACCGGCGTCCGACCTACGTCTTCCAAAGTCATCCATTGCCGTTGTGTAGGCTTCTGATCCAAGCGCAATCCCTTGATTGGCAAGTTGTGTTTGCAAAGCCTCTCGCTGTTGATCGAACTGAGGATTCAATCTGTTCATCACACGGTTAAACGCTGCATCCGATGCCGCTTGGCTTGCGGCCCCAAAATCACCGGCACCCGGTATGGCCTCTAACCCTGAGTAATCAATTCCCGTCTGATAAGCTGGTGCGCCTTCTAATGTAAAAGCATCCGTTGGGAAGTTCCCGATTGCACCCTGTGCCAGACCAAGCATCCCCTTACCAATAGCAACATTCTGGTCATACAACCCTTGTTGTTCTGGGGATAGCGTTTGCGTGATGCTATACCGATCATCCCCCAAGTCAGAATACGTCACAGACCCAAATGGCGTATACGTGTCCATCCGGTTCATTCGGCCTTGCAGACGCGCAGTCTCCGCATTGGCCGCACCTTGTGCCGCAGCTAACGCCGCTGGATTCGGCGCAGCGGGTGGGCTTGGTGACGAGAATAGGTTTTTAATAAAGCTCATAGCTCTTTCCTTAATAAAACAGCCACTTTTTCATACCCTTTCAAGACCCTCTCCCAACCGGGACGGCCCATAATTTCCAGACAATTAAAACCTTCCGCCCTGGCGTAGATTTCAATTTCTGTTTCGATTTCTAAGAGTTCGTGGATGTCACCACCCGCCAAACCTATCCGAAGCGTGTTCCCGTCAGCCGCAACGATTGCCGCGCTGTTCTCTCTGCTAAAAAACGAAAACTCTCCAGTGTGTAGGGCTTGCCGAACTTCTTCTCTTTCTATCCCGTCGCCCATCTGCACGGCCCTCTCTAAGAGGGGCCATGCGCTATCGAAGTCCAGTGCCAAGGATGTACTGCACATCTACCGCATGCCACGCAACACTCTGATTTGTCGTTGACGTTCTAATCCGTATCGCCGCGTTATACCCTACGCCGGTCACAGACCGCCACGTTTGGATAGGCTCCGAAGCTGACGCCCAATGTGCATCGTCCCAAGTCGCAACGTCCCACTCTGCGCCTTCGCTGGTCACAGATGACGGCGTGTAAACATTCGTCCCATCTTTAAAATCAACGTCGAAACCAATGCTCACGGGCAGTGCGCCGTCAGAGGCGATAATTGGCCGTATAAGGGTGAATTGTTTCAGCGCCCCCCTACCCCCAAAGTATTGAAAAGATGTCTTCCCATTGCCCTCTATGGCCGTCCCTGAGTCGTTTGCGCCGGTATCTGCCAGAAACACCTTGCCGTCGCCGCCAAAATACAAGTTTCCTTCGTGGACCACCCAGGCGTTGCCGTTCATCCCGGTAAATCTACACCAAGAACCTGTGGTTAGGTTGACAACATACTGGTGATAATCCCGAACCGTTGAATTTGGCACGTTAAACACGCCAAACCCACCTTTGGGATAGAGAACCGTTTGCCAGCCAAACGTAGTCTTAAAGTTTCGCGCCGCCTCTTTCACCGAACCCGATATTTTGTCAGAAATGGCTTGACTTGGCGCGGAAAGTCCTAACGGAAGCACCTTGGACAAAGGCAAAAACCCGTTTTCCGTTGTTACAATAAGGTCAGCCCCGACCTTCTCAACGCAACGCCGCCCTATTGGTCTTCCAATGTTAAAAACACCCACCAGCTTCCAAGCGTCTGCGCTGCTAGGGTTGGTTCCAGCATAAACTATGGCCTCGCCTTCACTGGTAAGAAATACAGCAAGATCGTCCGACCCGTCGCCACCATCCCTTGTCCAAGTTCCAATCGCTGACAACGTGCCGCCCCGCGTAGCTATCGAAGCAAGGTCAAAGGTTGAAACCGTGCCAGCTATACTCGCCACAGGCAGATAGCCAAACTTGAGGCTGTTGGTTAAAACAAAGAACAAGCGCGTTTTGTGCGCTGTAACGCCGACTATTGTGCTTCCCGTCACACCGCTGATGGTAGGCGTAGCCCATGACGTTCCGTTAAAGTGCCGTGGCGCATCCGCTCCGTTTGCTATCCACAAAAAGTTGCCGCCACTGGTCCCAAAATTTACATATTGAAACTGTCCGTTGGATAAGCCTGAGATAGCCGCAGAACCAACAGACCCCGAACTTGTTACATCGTAAATATTGCCGCCCGTAGTAGCAGCAAACATCTTGCTCGCCGCACCCGACTTGTACGACATAAGAGACTCAACATCATGCGTCAAACCTGTGGCATGTGACGAACTGCCTTTCCTTAAACGTACCTCGTTCTCGTCTGGGAAGAAGTTATCTAAAACCACCGCATCCGCTGGCCCCATCATGTCCACCGCATCACGGGAGTTCCAGCCCCCTATTGGTGCGGGGATCGAAGTACCTTGTGCCTGTCTCATTTAAGTGCCGTAATTAGACGATGGAATATTGACGCCAAGGAACCCGTAGTCCATTCCCGCCATGTCGATGTTAGGCTTCGCGCCGTCCTGACCTCTAACAAGCTCAAGCCGCTCACGGTAATGAGAGAACGAGGTTGCAAAATCTAACCCTCTGCCTTGCAGCCATCTAAACGTGACGCCCAAGGTCATAAGCTCCTCATCAAAGACAACCGTGTTTGCATCGTTGTTAAACGCTGAACCATCAGCCACCGCAGGGGTAGCACCCGAATTTAAGTCCACCCAGTTTTTAGAGAAATACTCAAATTTCACCGATTGGCTTGCCGCAGGGTTTGGAGTGAATAAAAGCGTCCCGCCTCTGATTCTGAAGTAATTCGTGACCCCCGTGGTAACGTCAGACTTTTCCCTTTGCCATTGGACATCCGTCAGCGGCCCGTAAATCTTCTCGCTGGTTGTCCGATTCCACATGGTGTCGTTAGAGAAACGGTCAAAGTCGGACGCTATGGTGGTCATCACGCCCTGGCTTTCTTGTGCCGCTGTAGTGACTGAACCCTCTTTCTGTAAAATCTCCCAATCATAGACGCTGGCTAAATGCTTCCCCTCTTGCGAAGCCGCACGAAGCAACTGACGCACTTGAGGATCAGTGTTTGATATAACGGTAGCGGGTCGCTCAATGCCGATTTCGTCCGCTGCGCCTTCTATGATTGTGAGCAGCGTCATGGTGCGACAGAAGCCACAGGTTCTGGGGTCATGCCAAGCAAGTCACGCGCTGCTTGCCGGTGCGTGTACCCGCTCATGCCAACAGCTTCCAAGCCGCCATCATTGACCGCCGCTAGTTGCTCTGCCGTGTGGATGCCATTAGACTTCATCTTTGCGGCAAGTTTTTTCCCGATGCCTTTGACATCTGTGAGCGGTGTGCCTTCTGGCTCCACCTCTTCGCGGCCCGCCAAGAATGCTGACCATTCTTCAGAAAATTGCTGCTTGTGGGCGTCTGTTGGCTTTTTCACCACTGTTGATGGGTCGCCAACAATTGACACCTCAAGCATAACAATCCCACGCTCATCTTCAAAAAAGATTGCTCTGAGATTTTTTGCCATTACTTCTTCCTCGTTTTGATTTTCTTGATCGACTTCATCGGCTTCTTTTTGCCACCGCGCTTCATGCCGCCTTTTTTACCCATAGCCATTTTGTAGTCTCCTTCGTTCTAGGACTAGTGAATCGTAAACGTGGGTTGGAAATTTGTTGTAATAACCTGTCTTGTCCAGAGCGGTGCTTGCCTTGTTAAGCGCACTCAGGCTCTGAATGAAAACCATAACATAATCGTCATCAAAGTCTGGTTGCCAATCATTATCCACTAAGTATACCTCGCCATCCTCTGGCGGGTACTCAGGATGGAATAGCATCAGATGCAGATCGTTCTTCGCGTTTTCTTGATTCCAAAGCGTTACCCAGCGGTCCCACAAATCATACCGCGATAGGTTAAACGTCACCCATATCCGCATATCTTTTAACAATGGGTCAAAGCCGGTTATTGCCGCCTTGAGGCATTGCACCCCGTCACCTTTGACCACCTCGACCTTATCGTTCTTCCATCCCGCCTCTGCAAACGGACACGCCTTCATGCCCGATAGATGCGGGTTGGCTACCTCTAGCACCTCTCTCGACCATGATCGTATTTCTTTGCGGACTGACTCCACCGTGGGCGTCACGCCTTTCTCTTCTTTGCAGTTTTCGCTGCCGCTCGAAATGCCGCCGCTGTGGGCGCACCCTTAGTTCCCGGCTTGCGTTTGGTTTTTGTCTTTCCCGCGCCCAGGCTTTTGAGAGCAATGTTCCTATACAGCCCCGGCTTCTGTTTCTTGAGCTTTGCAATCTTCTCTTTTTTAGTCCGCGCCATTACGACTTCCTCGATTTGGTTCCTGCACACTTCCACCGCTTGCGTGAGAGTCGGAGTGGCGAATTAGGGTCACGGGCAGCTTTGCCGTGCTTCTTCATTTGACCCGCAGACCGCGCACAGTAGGCATCGCCCTTCTTAGTCCCAGGCTTGACCCTTGGGCCACCGCCCTTTGCCTTTCCCGCCTGACCATACGAAACGCGCTTGCCACTCTTTGTAACCTTGACCTTTGCTTTACCTTTCTGCGGGGTTGCCAATTTTCTCACCTTTTTCTATTGAAACCCGCCAAAAGAAAAGGGGGAGCCGAAGCCCCCCCAATCCGTTAGAACGGGAAATCGCAAGCGATCTCTTTATCAGAAATATCGCCAGCAATCGCGCAGACATTATCCGTCACCGCCCCAGATACATCCAACGTACCGTCAGAAGAACCCGTGGGAGTGAGAGGATCACCATCCGCACCCGCTGTTAGTGCCGTGTTCAGAGTTGCTGCACCCTTGATTTGAATCCAGCAATACTGCCCATCCGTAGGAGCCGATTTAAGAACACCCGCGCCGATCTCTACTGAGTCCGACAAGTCACTGGTGACTTGGTTATTCTTATAACCGTCCAAAGTGTAGTAGTAAGTCACGTTCCCAGCTACAGCCGCAACTGAACCGGAACCCGTGTCGTACTGCACCCACTTGTAAACGGCTGCGCTCCCGTCATTCATTCCCAACTGACCCAACTTGAAGTCGCAAGTGCTGGAAACGAGAGTTTCGTCAATACCTAACTGGTACATATTCAATCCTCCCTTAAGCTACAATGACGCCTTGGACTGAGCGGTTGGAACAAGTCATGTTCCCGGCCCAAACCATCGGCATTACCATTGCGTCTTGGTTGACAGAAGCCTTCTCACCGAGAGGCACAAATTCACGGCCCGAAGCGGGGCGCATGAACAAGTAATCGGTGTTCAGCATATACATATGCGTCGAAGGCGCTTGATCGTCATAGAACACCGGGGCGTCCATGAAGAGCAAGTTCATAAAGCCAGCCGCAGCTTTACGATCCGAAGCAAACCGCTGATTGGTCTGCAAGCTACTCCAGTAGAAATTGAAGTAAGTCGAATCAGCCGTAATCACGTCTGGCTTATCCGCACCACGGATAGTTGTCAGCCAAAGCGAGTTCATGGCGTTTTGGATCGTTGTTGCTGATGCCGTGACACCCTCTGCGGAGAAATCATAAATCTGATTCTTCCAGAAAGTATAGGTTGAGGAATTAATCCCACCAACCGTACCCGTGCCAGCGTCAGCCACTAGGCTCTGAAGGCCACCAATTTCCTTGCCGTCCGTACCCGTGCCGTCAGCGTACATCGCTGTGGCAAAGGTGTTTTTGAGGGACTTTTCAAGGTTTTTGATTCGAGACTTCAGAAGATTGTGAACGGCTTCCCGGCCACTGTTTTGCACTTCTTCAAGACCCGAAATGACCACGTTCCCGGCCAACTGCTTGTAGTTAAACTCCGCAGCGGTGAAAACGTCGCTTGGTGACGTGTCAAGAACCTCATAACCCGAATACCACTTGGAAGTGGAGTTCACGGCATATTCAAGTTCTTGGACAATGGTGCGACCCGTAGCGGGTTGCTTGTTACCCTTTTCGTCCATGTGACGCATAAGGGCATTATGGTTCGTGACGTTATCCGCCAGGACTTTTGAATAGCCCTGGAGAGTAGTAGTCACGATTTCCGTAAAGGAAGAGTTTGGACTCGCCATCTCTTACACTCCTTAGTCGTGAGTTTGCCAAATCCTTACAAACCAGCGTTGTCTAAAGCATTCCCAAGAATGTCATCCAAGTTGTTTGATTGCATATTGCCAGCCGGTGGATTCGCAGAACGTCGCGAAGGCACCTTCTTGGCTTTTGCAACTGCCTCTTTTCTGCGTTTTTCCGCAGCGGCTTTGACCTTTGTACGCTCTGCCTCAAGGCTTTGCTGATACAAAGTATCATCCAGACGCAACGCTTTTGAATAAGCGTCTTCAAGGTCTGCTGCTGCACCCGCTTCAATTAACTGCCCCATCGTCATGCGAAGGGCATCAAAATGTGGATGAGCTACATTCCCGTCAGCGTCCGTTTGTGCGGAAAACGAATCAATTTGGCTTAAAAGACCGGCCTGACGCTCTTGCGCGGCACGTTCTTCATTTCCTTGGACATATCCTTGAAGTTGTTGGACTTGCTGTTGTAAGGCGTTTACTTGCGGGTCAGGCTGTTGAACCGTTGCCGCTTGTGGTTGTTCAAGGGCTTCAAGATTTATCCCCGCATTCCTCGCAAGCTGTTGGATGGCCCCATACGGGTTTTGTTGTAAATTCCTGTCTGCTTGAATCAGTCTAGCTACATATTCGGCTTCGCTGATTCCAGACTGCTGGAGAGCCTGACGCATAGGATTTAAAACATGATGTAGGGGTTCGTAAGCCTGTCGGATTTGGGCAACATCTTGAGTCTTGCGCGTATAATCGGCAGTCATAGACTTGTCACGCTCCAGCACATAGTCCTGTGCCTCACGCGGCATTGCTTTGAACCGCTCCTTATCCGCTGCCGACCAATGCTGCGGTGCATCAAGCGGTGGAACCTCTGGGGTTTCCGCTTTCACTTCTTCATGGTCGGTTTCGCCCTCGCTGGCCTCTACGTCTTCGGGTGGAGGTGCTTCGTCCTGGGCGGTGTCTTCGTCTTGAGCCTCTATCTCTTCAGAGGTGGTCCCGTCATCTTGAGGCTCTTCGGGTTCCTCCGCATATGCTTCATCCAAACTTTTGGAAAGCATTTCGTCAAGTACGTTATCGTCAGCGGTGTCCTTTTCAGGCACGTCTTGACCCGCCGACTCCTCTTCAGGAGTGCTGTCAGCCATTATCTTCTCCGTTGGTAAATACCGCTAACGCGGTGTTAAGGCATAGGAACAAAACCTGAGTTCATAAGAGGCACCGTTGTGGCACCGCCCATTTGGCTCCGATTCCTTGCCGCTTCAACCGCGCTGTCTATATCAGAAAAACGCGGAAATCTTTGACCAATTCTTTCTTCATACGCTAATGCTTGCGCCATCGCCGCACGGGGGTCTTCAAAATAAATTGCTTTGCCGTCTTCGCCAAAGAAAATGGTTGGGAAATTAAACGCTGCACCCTCTGGGTCTAAATCTGTTGCAAGGTATTCTGTCGAAAGCCCGCCAAGGCCAACGTCTTGCGGACTGTGCTTTGCCGGGTCAAATGGCTCTAATAACAAACGGGCCAATGCTTCCCGGTCATCCATGCCGACTATCCCACCAGCTTGGTTTTTCAGATGAGGTGTAGTCGTTTCCACACTGCCTCACCTGATGCTTGCGCTCATGCTCTCGCACTTGAGAACGTGAACTCAATACTGACCCGTCAATCGGTGACGTAAACGGCTCAATGTCACTGATGACCGAATAACCTGTGCGCCTCTCTCTTGCGCCCTTTTCAACAAGTTTCCCGTTGTCATAGACATAAGTTGTCCGCATTACATCAACCCCGTGCCTTTCATTAGCTCAACCTCGGCGTCGGTCATTATCTTCTCTCTGGCAATCTCTGCATCGACTATCATCTTCTCGCGGTCGATCTGAGCTTCCTGATTCATCTTCGCCCGTTCAATCTGCATATCTTGCTGCATCTCTGCCGACTTCAACTGGCCTTTTTGTTGCAACTCAGCTTGATCCAACTGCGCCTTTTGCTGAACCATCATCATGGCCGGGTCAGGCTGTTGGCCTTGTTGCTGTTGCATCTGTAGGGACTGCATGGCGTTCTGCTTGGCCTCGTCAATGAGGTCTTCAAACTCCCGCCCAATCTTGAACCCGCGCACCATAAATTCCATTGCCTGGAACGCTATCGGGGTTAATTCGGGAGCCGCTTGAACAACGCCTAACGCCCGCTCCATGTACGACCCTAGCGTATTCACAAACTCTATGCGGCTTTGACGTTCCATCTGAGCGTCTTCAAACACCGTCGAGTCTGTCTCAATGTCAATCCGATAAGACCGCAACTTGTCGGAGCGCATGATCTGAAGCATCTCAGGCGTGACTTGTAGCCCGGTCATGTTTTGCAAAATGTAGGGCTGGAAGTGTTCCGCAATTAATTCAGCCCGTATTCTGTACAGGTCACGGATAAACCGCTGAACTTGGTCCTGCCTCTGCTTAAGGCGCATTGACCCAAACTGACCCTTTAACCTCTGGGCCGTCGCCGTTTCGTTTGGATTTGTTGCTCCTCTAAGAACGTCACTTATCCCTGTGACCTCATAAATAGTCTGGATAAGCTGCGCCCGCTGTTGGTAAAGACCGGACAATACGCCAGCCGTCTGCGATATGTCCTCAGTCTGCATCGCATTGGCCAAACCGCCCTTTTGAGCCAAATTCGCATAATTATCGGCTGGCACGAAAGTATTGTCAGCCGCCTCTGCAAGTTTTGCCAACTCAGGAACCGACCCATCATAAATACCCCTACGCCGTAACCCATCCGTGAGCTTTGCGATTCGTGTGGTAATTCTGTCTAGCTCATCGGCTTGGTCTTCATACAACCGGAACTCTGGAATCGGAACTCCCGACCCGTTTGTTTTAAATGACACTATCGGCTTCGGCGTTGGAAAAAACCCTTCAAGCTCGTAGGGGTCTTCCTCTTCGGCTAATAATGCCGGGTAGCCTTGCACTACATAATATTGCTTGCGGGTTTCTTCGCACCAGATTTCCCACACCTCTGCGCGTCGGAAAACATCTTCTGAAGCATAGTCACCGCCGTCTGACGGACTCCAATTCAATGGCACTCTGTCTGCTTGGTCAGGCGCAAGCTCTTCTAGGTCATCCCGTGTCATCAGATGCCGCCGCGCTTTCCAGCGGACATCCTCTGGACGTTTTGACGGACTTTCTCTGTAATCTTCCCAATGCACATATTCAAAGAACACGCGCTGGTCGCCTATTTCCTCAACGGTTTCGCCGGTTGGAAAACCAAACTCGTCATAGGTCGGGACATCAATCATAATGTCTTCTTTGACCACCCAGACCACGCCACGGCCCGGTAACAAGTAATCCTCTATCGCACCCGCGATAATCTCTCTTTCGTCGTAAACATCAGACGAATACTCTAACGCCCTCTCAAGCATCTCAGCCACTTGTCGGCCAGCGGGATCACGATCTAAATACCGTCTGCGAATGTCAGGCTTTGCCATCCTTGCGAACAACGCACCCTTTAGGGTTTCAGTGTTCGACCATAAAATATTAAATTTCTTTTCCCGGCCAATAAGAGACATCTCAGGGTCGGCGCGATAGCGGTCAACGACTTCCTCGCCTTCGTCGCGCCAATCTCTTTCTTCCGCACTCGCCGCGTTTAGCTCAATGTCCCAATATCGGGCCATGCCAGCGGAACCCTCAAACTCTCCCATGCTTTCAATTTGTTCGCTCATATCGACTGCACCGAGTTCCAGTTGTACACGCCTTCTTTGTCAGCAATAGACTGTAACGCCTCGTTAAGGTTGGTATAACCTTCGGCGTTTGCTCCCCACTCAGCCCGGTCCCACACTGCGTTGTCCCACGCGCTTTGCATCTTGTTGCGCCACGCCAACATTCGCCCGGCGAATGATCCCGTTGGAATGTTGTTGAGATCAAACAGCGCGTTCCAATCTCCCATATAGGTGTGTGCCGTGCCTGTCAGGTCACGAACGCTCTGTTGCACCAGGGATTGGTTGCTCATACCTTAAACCTACGGAAAAAGGCTCTCAGGAACCGTTGATACAGATTACTCATATTGAGGTCACCGCATTCCAGTTGTTTCGACTCTTGGAAACTGCGAAGGCTTGCATTGCCTCATTAATGTTGGTGTGGCTTGCGCTCAACTCGCCATTAATCCACGCCAATAACTTTTCGTTGAAGGTCACGCCGCCCGTCGAGGAATCGGCAAACTCCTTCATAAAATCACCATTGAAATCCAGCGTTGTGCCTGTCGCACTTCGTATGGTTGCCTGTAAGTCCGATTGATTACTCAAAACTCTGTCCTTTTCTCATCAATGGTTTCAAACAACTCATTAATTGTTAATGGCTCGCGCTCAATAAACTCTGGAACCTTCCGAATAGGCTCCGGTCTGTCTTCACGGTACGCCATGCACATATACCGCATTGCATCACTTGAGTGGCTTGTCCAATCGTGCAGGGGCCGACTCTTTAAGGTCAAAAGCCGCTCGTCGTAATCTTCCCGATACTGCATCAAGCACTCCAAAAGATACTCACACTTATCAGCGTCGAAGTGCATTATCGGGAGAAGTTCCCTAACAGCGTTTATCCCATCGTCTACCTTGTGGGCTGGCACAATTTTCACGTTGCGCTTTTCTCGCCTGAGAACCTCAACCCTGGTCAAGCCCGTGCCTAGCTCTCTGACCCTTGCGTCATGCGGCAACCAATCAAGCTCCACCTTGTAGTCCAGCGACTTCAGCCACTTTACATAATGCGGCAAAGGCTGGCTGTGGTTCTCGTAGTGATTAATAACTCTAATCTCGTTCCCTACTTGCTGCCATAAGATAATGGCGAGGCTGTCGCCAATGCCCAAGTCCCAGGCACTACTGACAGGCAAGTCAGGGTCATACTCAACTTTTCCAATCCGACCCGCTTTTCTTGCATCGGATATGAGCGCGGCATAGTACGCCCCACCCGTCACAGACGCATACTCACCATCCCAAATATGAGCCGCCTTCTCCGGGTCTTGAGAACGGTCCCGGTCCATGTCTGCCTTCAGAGAAGCAGGGAACCACTTATTGTCCCGCCAATTGGACTCAACAATAATCGAATCCTTTGGCGTGTACCGTCTCAACAGCTTGTCAATCGGGTCCAGCCTGGACACAGGATTCCAGCTAAACCACAACTCCGAACCGTCTGCCCGTATCGTCGGGGTTAGCAAATCAAGGCTGCGCTGGCTAATCGTCTGGGCTTCTTCAAGCCAAGCCACCTGAACGCCCTCTAAAGACTTAATCGACGCTGACGTTGAGTTATGCAGCCCCCTAAAAATACACGTCGAACCTTGCGGACCTCGTATCTCTTGCTCCGTAATATCGAACAAACTCTCCAGCCCGTGACGCAAGATAACGTCTTCAATAAGCTGTTTTACAGAGTCCTTGATGGAGTTCTGCACTTCCCTCAGACAAACGACCCGCTTGCCTTCAAGCAACGCTATAACCGTCATCAGGCCAAAGAACCAAGACTTGCCTGACCCACGGCCACCCCATGCGCCTTTGTATCTGGCTGGCTTTATCAGAGGCGCGAATACCTCTGGGAAATCAATTTCCAGATTTAGTTGCATTTAACTGGATGCTAACCGCAACGCCGCCAGCGTGTTCTTGAACGCTTGTCTCTTTCCAGCCCATCCGTGTTTTGGCCCAGAATATAGCCGCTGACGTGTCTCCGTTGACGGCCTTGTTGAATAACGTGCCGCCTATCTTTGCATTGGCCTTTGTCGCCGCTGTGTCCAATTCCTTGCGGAAATGCTTTCTCAGCGTCTTGTCGTCAATCCCATCCCGGATGACCATCGCTATATTAGACTGCGGTATGCCCACCGCCGACATCTGTTCAACTAGCTTCCGCTCTTCGTCCGTTGGCTTAAACGTGGGCTTTGTGACCTTTTTAGGCGGCATCGGCCTTTATAGTCGGGAAAATCTCCCCGCTATCCTTTGGTTTTGGAGCGTGAAGGTCGGCGCTACCCCGCCGCTGTGCCGATGGAACGGCCATCGCTTGCTTTTCACGCGTTGGGTATGGTTTTGCTAAATGCTTGATTTGCTCCCGCATTTTATCATCTAAAGGCATCAAGTATCTGTGCTTCCCAGGCTTTTTGATCGGGGTACATTCTGAACGCGATACCATTATCTGGCGTTTAGGGTTTACTTCTGTTCCAACATTCCTTGCATGCCATTCCCTGCCCTTTCGATCCAGCCAGATTGTAGTCGGTCCAGATGTTCCCAAATAAACCCAATTTGTTGCTTGATATATCCCTCCATGATGCCCTTGGTCTGGATCAGCGAAACTAACAATTAGCCGGAGTCCCGGGCTTGACCTTTTGAGGAATCTTATTGCTAATGCCATTATCCGGCTAACAGGGGCCTTATGCTCCCTCAATGCGACCCGTGTTAATTCACAACCCTCCTGCATCTTGAGTCCATATCTCTTCACAAGATCGGGCGTCGCCCCCCATCCGAACAATACGACACCGATAAATTGCCCATTTTCCCATGCACCGACTTTAACGGTTTTGAAGCGCGGCATTCGTTTGGAGTAATGCCAATTTAAACATGCATATCTCGCGGCTTGGTGCGTGGCCCAATCTATCTTTAGCTCACTTTTTGGCATGTTCTCTCGCATCAAACCTTAATCCGCAGTTTGGGCATTCGCACCACTGCGGGTCTATTTGGTCCAATCTGCTCTGGTCATCTTCTGTACCGGGCGCAAAATCTAGGCCGTACATAATCGTTTCTAATTCGTCAGCGTCAAAGCCTATTAAGGATAGGTCAAACCCTTCATTGTCTAAGGCTTTAAATTCCAAAGCTAATGTTAATTCATCCCAGCCCGCATTTAACGCCAGCTTATTGTCTGCAATGACGTATGCCTTGCGTTGGTTTGGAGTCAGGTGCGCCAATTCAATGGTTGGCACTTTATCCAGGCTGAGTTTCCTCGCCGCCAGGACACGTCCATGTCCCGCTATGATGCCACCCGTTTCGTCTATAAGCACAGGGTTGTTGAACCCGAACTCCTTTATCGACGCGGCAATCTGAGCCACTTGGGCGTCATCGTGTGTCCGTGAGTTCGAGGCATAAGGGATTAACCCCGTAACCTCTTTTTCGATTACTTCCATGTTTTTACGCAGCATAGCTTTTTATAGTGGGGAATAATTCACTATCCTTTGCCCGTGCATAAAATTCGGTGTTTCCGTTATGCCTCTTATCAAACAAAAACCAAGCGCAGTTCTCAAACCCGCTCACACCATTTTGCATCCATGAAATGCGCCCTACTGAGACAACCTTTTGACAATTCCTCATGTGGCTTGCCATTCTTTTGTTGTGCATTAGGTCGGCATTTAACAAAAGCCATGTGGGCTTCATGCCCGACAAGTGGTTAATAAGCGGGTTTAGTATCTTCCAAGTCCACGGCGGGTTAGTAATGAATACGTCACCCTCAACGCCTTCTATGCTTAAAGCATCTTGCCCATCGGCTATATCACCCGACCCAGAGCATTCATACCCGTAGCTTTTTAAATGCTGGATCAGGTCACCGGCACCATGACATGGCTCGTAAAACGTCTGCCCATTGGTTAAATGAATAACAACAGGACTTACCGCTTCCGCTGGCGTAGCATAGAAATCTCTTGGCCTTTTTTCAAAGGTTGTTCTCTTACCCATATTTATCTCCGCTGGCCCCGAAGGGTGCTAAAGGTAAATTCTTCCCTGTCCCGCTCTCGTGTATCCCGGTTGGGTCAAGGCATTCACTAACTCTTGCTGTGCAATGATCTGTTCAGCCACTTGTTGTGGAGAAGTTACCTGTAACGGTGTTTGATAAAACGGGTCGTTGCTTTCCCCAAAATAATCTGGCGGAAGGCCGGTATTCGTTGAGGCTTTTTGCCCTGGTATAGAAACCGACAACCGATCAGGGATGGTTGCAACGAAATCCGGGATGCCCCGAACGGCATCATACGCCTTATCTAAATATTCATCTACAACTGTATATGGCGCAGTTTCACTTGGCGGCGACACAGCATTCATTGGCGTCATGTTTGGCATAGTCTGTGCGGGTTGCACGTCCACGGGGCTTCCAAGAGGCTGCATATTTTCTGGCGGCTCTGTTGGCGGCTCCATTGTAAGGGACAGTGGCGACGGGGCCGCATTGCTTGCTATTTGTTGCTCATCGGTGGGAGTTGTTGTTATCCCTAAAGCGTCTGCAATTTCGGCTGGCAAATCAGTTATGTCGCTTACAATGTCCGGCGGGTCGGCTAAAAAATCGCTAACTTGGTCGATAGTATTACCAATCCCGCCGTGTGTTGTAATATTTCCGCTTGTGTCTATATTGACTGTTGGGGAAATAGCTCCACCCACTAACGCCCCAGCAAGGTCAGCCGCTGCGCCACCGATTATACCTAACGGGTTGACATCTACCGACATTGCAGGCTGGTTGCCAGGACGCCCCGCCAACGTTTGGCTTAAATCTTTACCAATCAAATCTTTTCCGGTCCATTCAAAGTCTAAACCAATAAGATTCGGAGGAATCTCTAAAGCTCCTGTCACGGCAGTCTTTAGTGTATCTAAAAACGATGACGGCGCTTGGTACGGATTTTTTGAAACGTAAGAGTGCAACGCTAGTAATTGCGGCATAGTTGGGTTTGTGTATCCACCCGACCCGAAGCCAACCCCGACTCGCGGTTGTACATTTGGATTCGGAACTTTTTCTTTTCCTAGATTTCTAATCCCATAATTTAAACGATAAGATAACATAGGATTTTCAAATTGTGCGCCTGTAGGATCATCCCCACCGTAGGGGTCTCCTGGCTCACCGCCGCCCGTGCCTTGTTCTCCCGGCTCTCCAATCCCTAGCTCTTCAGGGTCACCAAATTCGTCCATAAAGAACTCAGGCATACCCGTCACAGGATTAATCGACCCGCCATCAGTCACCGCATCCAGTAACATGGCCTCTTCGGGATTGATATGAGCTAGGATGGTGTCGCCACCCCTCCCCATACCCTGGAGAAGCGCAGCCATTTCACGAATGTGGCCTTGCATGATTTTCCCATAAAAAAAGCCCCACGGATTGCGGGGCGGGTTCAATATCTTGTGACGTAATTTATCTCAGCATATCTTTTTATACTACATTCAGTTGCAACCACCAAACGTTTTCTACACAGAATAGTGATTTGCAAGTTGGTCTAAAACAATCCTCAACGAACCAAAAACCTCACGGACATCTTGACCGCTTTTTGTTACCGGCTTTTCTAGCCCGACATAATCCCACAAATACCCGCCGCCGATAACGCCTACGGCTTTAATTGCTTCGGTGACGCGTTTTCTTGCTTCCAGGGTTTTGACCGCAATGTGATCCGAAGCCATCACCCTCGCCACCTTTTCTAAATCCACAATGGCGTAGTTGTCTCCAAAGTTTGCTGTCTCAAAATCAAAGTTAAACATCTTCGCAGCGTTGGCATGACGCGGCTCCAGCTTTCCTTCGCGCTGCCAGCGTTCAAATACACTTAACCGCCTCTGCCGGTAGACTCCCGCCTTCGGGGTTTCCTCAATGACTACAGGCTCACCAGGGTCGATTCTAAGTGCCTTCATTATATTTCCTCGACGCCTTGCATTCTCTCGCTAAGACCAAAAAGTCTTCAGCCAATCGGATAGCTTGGTCAGCCGATATTTCGACCATCGAATAATCACCCCTATCCTCACCCTCACCTTGGAGACAAATCCCAACTTTTCCATCTTCATACCTCGCCCAAATTAATCTCATCAGGAATTAATCATTGCTGCTAATTCTTTAACTAAACGGTTTGTCTCAGCGTCGAATCGTTTTTTATCTGAATCTGCCCACATTCTTTCAAACGCCTCTTTATAAAGTCTGTCCATGTCGCCCGAACAATCTTGCAAAATGTCTGCTTGCCACAGTGGGTCCATCTCAAGAAAAGCGTCTGTCAAAACAACCTTTGCTTCGCCGCCATCTGCATTAATCCGAATGTTTATCCATTTGCTCATTTAACCATATCCTTCTTAGTCTATTCCTCTTCCCTAGTTTGACTCTTGGTGAGTGTCTGAAGCTAAGGCATAGCACGACCACCCTGGAATAAATCCAAGGCGGTGCCAGCCTTAAGCGTGAAGTTTGACTCCCGGAGCCGCGCCTTCGCTTTTGGCCTAACACTACCGATAGAGGCGTGTTAGTCGGTGTCTGCTTTCGACCATCTATCTGGCCGTCTGACGCCCCCACACCTTACGCACCGGGCTTGCCCTAGTCAGAACCCCACAGTAGGGCTTTAAATCGCGTGTGCTGCCGTTATTCAGCCGACCACACGCAATCGAGGCTTCTCCATGCGTTCCATCAAAGTACGCATCTTGTTAGCCAGTTCTCTACGTTCGTCTTCGTCCATATCCTCAAATCTCGCTTGGTTCAACCAAGTCGATGGCATTGGAATAAACCGCTCTTCTTGTTCTTCTTCAATCCGCATTTTCCAACGAAAAGCTAAAGCCGCCTCAATTAGTTCCTCTGGCGTAGCCTTCGATAAAATCTTTACACCACAAGTAGAGGTCATTTTCCCGCCGCCCGTGATCTCCTCAAATGTTTTCCTCGCCACCGCCTTTTGAGTTTTGCGCGGGTATGCTTTCCAAAAATCCTCAAAGCCCATCACACTCTCCCATTGAACTCTGCTTCCGACATCTGTTGGCACTCTGGGCAAGCATCAATGCCGCCAATCTCCCACTCTTCATGTACCAAAATTGGGAGCCACTTCTCTTCAGGCCAGCTAAAATAAGTTCCTCGCTCACGCACCGCTGTGAGAGTGCGGACGGGACGATAAATAATCCGTTCACCATCACAGGTCTGACACATCTGTTTCATATCTCACCGCTAACACCGCATGGTGGCCGTGGTGACAGTTAACCTCTCGAACTTCCCAACCGTCACGCTCGTACTCCGCAATCCTTTCGGGTTCCGTTTTCGGAATCCACTGGCACCATGTAATCTCATTCTCCATAGGGACTCTCAAAATCAAGCCGACCCGTAACGCCGTCGGCCCGTTGCATTTGAATCTGCTTCAGGCTGGCCTTTAAATTCTGATAAATGTCTTCAAGCTGTGGCTTTGAATACTTACCAATGGGCTGGCTCAGTTCCGACAACCTATCCGAAACGCTACGGCCTAAAGTCTCATCGACCCACCGACCAAACTCATGCGGCCTATCTGTTAGGTGGCTGTGGCACATAGCGCAGTGCGCCACGGCGTTAATTGGTTCCCACCGTAACCGCCGATATTTTCTCGAAACGATATGGCTGCAATGAAGCCGCTGGCGTTCGCCTTCGGGAACGTAGCAACCGCAACGCTCACAAGTCCAATTAGACCGCTCCCGCACAAGCTGGCTGAACACAGTGTCGCGCTTGCACCTCTTCATCGTGACTCCATGAATTTATCTGGTATTCTGACGTTCCTTATCTCAGCCATCCGAACCATGCGAAAGCGGTATTTCCAGGGAATACTCCTTCGCTTCCAATTTGTTACGTTCTGAGGGCTAACGTCTAGCGCCCGTGCAACGGCGGTGGTCCCGCCCAAAATTTCAATGAATAAAGAATGGGTCATAGATTGCTTATACACAAATTGTTTTTTTATGTAAAGACCTGTTGACACGTTTCACAAAATGTTTATGATCGAATCATCAGAACCGCTTTGGAGAGAGCAAATGAGTATCACAGACCAAACTAGCCTTAACGATTACATTGAAGCTGAAAAACTTGCAGAAGAGGCCGAACGTTTAGTCGAGCGGCTGGAAGCCATTGCTGTTAAAATTGAACAAAATACAAGGGTGGTGGTTGACTCGCTTGAGGTTGACGATACGGCTTGGTTTTTTACACAAGCGCGAGACAACATTCGCAACGCCATTGACGCTTGGTCGCGAGGGGATGACGCATGATCCCCGACCTTTTTGACATTCCCGTTGCGGCGGGCAAAACCGACACATCTAGAGAGGCGGGAGAAAGCATATCTTTGGTGGTTGGAACCCTCCGACATGAGGTTTACACCGCAATCATGCACAGCGGTGAGCGCGGCATGACCACAAGCGAACTTGCCGCTGGCCTCAACAGGCCGTACAGCGGCATTCAGCCGCGAACATCCGAATTAAGGAAGCACAATTACATTTTTGATTCGGGCGAACGCCGCCCAAATGCCTACGGCAACAACGAAATTGTATGGAGAGGATAATGCCTAAAAAATTCATCATTCGTGAATTACGCAACGCTCGACGAATTATCAGCAACCCGCATTTGTTTTCAGAGCAACTTATTCAACTGGCCTGGGCTGTTATCCGGTCAGCCAACGCGAAAAACATTTTTCTCAACGCCGCCCCCTACCGTCAAGGTTGCAAGGCGTATGAAAATGCAGACGAGTTAGGCTGATGGAAAATTTGCACGAAGTCCACGGCCCTGAGTATGACGCCTACCTTCTGAACCAAGTGTTGAAAGATTTGGATAAATTCGATGGGCCACTGCCCGAAGGGTGTGTGGAAGAATTGCGCGAGGCACAACAGCTTCTAAACAAGATTCTAAATAAGGGAGAAAGCAATGAGCCAGCTTGAAGAAGCCATTGCGGAGCTAACGCTTGCTCCAACGGTGAAAATTAAAGGGAAAAGCTACACCCAAGTTGCAACAAGGGTGGAGATATTCCGAAAGCACTTTGGTCACGAATACTCGTTAATGACCGAAGTCCTTCCCGCATCTGACCCTTTTGTGCGGGTTATGGCTACAATCGCAAAAGACCAACACGTTGTTGCGACAGGGCTTGCGGAAGAAGACCGAAACGCTGGACCCGTAAATAAAACGTCTGCGCTGGAAAATTGTGAGACTTCCGCGATTGGCAGAGCGTTGGCTAATTTCGGGTTGCATGGGGGAGAGTACGCTTCGGCTGGTGAGGTAGAAAGCGCCATTGCACAAGGCCAACTTATTACTGCCGCTGAAGCCGCCCACCTTGAACAACTGGCTGAGAAGGTGGGCGCTAACAAGAAAAAGTTCCTTGCATATTTGAAAGTAGAATCATTTGCACAGATTCCAGCAAACCAATACGGCGCAGCCGAAGCCGCTTTGAAGAACAAAGGGTCGGCACAATGATGAAGCAAGGATCACCCGAATGGCATCAAGCGCGGTTGGGAAAAGTCACCGCATCCCGAATTAGTGATGTCGCTGCCAAGACCAAGACAGGCTGGGGCGCATCACGGGCGAAGTACATGGGGGAGTTGATAGCTGAGAGCCTAACGCACGAACCCACGCCATCTTTTTCTAATGCTGCAATGCAGCACGGGACCGACACAGAGCCGCAAGCTGCCGATGCCTACGCCTTTTATACGGATGCGGAACTGGAACTGGTTGGCTTTGTAGATCACCCAAGCATTGACCAAGCGGGATGCTCACCAGACCGCCTTGTGTCAGCCGCTGGGAAAAATGGCGTTGAGAATGGTCTGGTTGAGATCAAATGCCCCCAAACACACACGCACATAGACACGTTGTTGGGCGGGTCGATCCCTAAAAAATACATAGATCAAATGCAGTGGCAGATGGCTTGCACCAAGCGCGAGTGGTGCGACTTTGTTTCGTTCGACCCAAGGATGCCACCCGCAAGCCAGTTATTTATCAAGCGCGTGGAGCGCGACAAGGAGCGCATCCAAGAACTGGAAAACATGGTTGTCGATTTTCTTTTTGAAATGAACGAGAAAATTGACCGCCTTATAAAATTGGAGAGTGCAGCATGAGTGTAAATAAAGTTATTCTGGTAGGGAACCTGGGCAGAGACCCCGAAGTTCGTTTTCTGCAATCAGGGAAAAAAGTAGCGAACTTTTCGCTGGCTACCTCTGAAAAATGGAAAACAGGGGAACGAACCGAATGGCATAAAATAGTCATTTTCAATGAAAAGATCATCGAGGTGGCTGAGAAGTTTTTAAAGTCAGGCAGCAAGGTTTATCTTGAGGGTCAGCTTCAAACCCGCAAGTGGGATGACAAATCAGGGAACACCCGATACACCACAGAGGTTGTTTTGTCAGCTTACAACTCTACCCTGCAAATGCTGGATAGCCGCTCTAACGCCTCACAAGACCCCGTTGTTTCATCCGATGCCCCACCACCCCAGGAAGATGCGCCAAGCGCCTCAGTGGGCGATTTAGACGATGAGATTCCGTTTTAGGAGCGCGGCATGGACATCGACAGAGCAAGTGACAACGCACTAGCTAAAGCAGTCAAATCAGCGGAACTGGATGGGGCTGCGCGGATGCTGGAAAAGATGGAAAAAATATTGCTTTCCGAATTGGTTAATCAATCTGGCGAAAGCTCTATCTCGAAAGCCGAACATTGGGCTAGGCGGCATGAGCGGTTCAAGGCGCACATTGTTGAAATGGTGGAAGCCAGGACCGCCGCTAATGTTGCCAAGGCCGAATGGGAAGCAACCCAAATGCGCTTTGAAGCATGGCGTACTAAACAAGCAACTCACAGGGCAGAGATAAATCTACGATGATCGACACAAGAAGATTCTCTCCGCTGGTTGAGGAGCTTGGCAGTATTATCCAAGAATCAGGTCGCACCAAAAACGACATCGCTCAAAGCGCAGGGGTGTCAAGTGCGACTCTGAGCGCATGGTTCTATCGTCACAACGCCTCATTGCCAAACTTTGAATCCGTACTTAGGGAGTTGGGGTACTCATTGAAGATTGTTAAAGATGATTAAATATTGTCTGCAAGCTCTTGGCCTGATGGCCTTGCTTGTTATACCATTTATTTTGTCTGGTTTAATCGACAAATTATGAGCGCGAGTCTGGATTGCTCTCTCCCAGAAGGTCCAGCAGAGCCGGAAACGGCTCCGCGCTCACCCTAATTTATTTTAATTTCGGCAATCTTTCTGCTTGACGGTTATATTATAATCAGTTAGATTATAACCATAGCAACAAGGAGAGAGACAATGTTTGTTACTGAAGACCAAGTTATGGAGATCGCACAAGACCTTCAGTCCGATTTCCTCCACGGGAATTTGCACTCCCAATCTTCAATCCCCAGCATTGCGCGGCGCGCCCAAGAAGAACTTGCTGACCGCAATCTGCCAACCCGCAAAAGCCTTTGTCTCGTGATTGCAAAACAGGCTCAACTGATGTTCCACGGAAACGTGTTATCAGTAAAACGGGAACTTAGTTAACAAACCAAAATTTGCGATGTATCGCCCAGCCCCGGAGCCTAACAGGTGGCCGGGGTTAAGGCGTAGGAACTTTTAGGAGAGAGAAAATGAAAACCTATACAATCGACATTCCTAAGACTTTTGCCATCGACCATTCTGACCGTGACTTGCCGACAGGCATTAGGGTCAAAGAGTTGGCGCGGACAATTCGGTATGAATGCACCGCGCCGGAGCTACGCGAATGGCTTTCGGACGCTGACTATCATTTTGATTGCCACGGCGAAGGCTGGGACATAGGCGACTATGGCCTTGGACTGCAAGCATCAGCGAGAGGCACCGCCCAGCGGGTTCGCCGCCTGATGGAAACGCATGGGGTTTCGCAACACGGGCCTGTTGCTGAAGCTCTTGAGTAACTCAAACACAATCGCGCAGCAGCGCCGCATTGCCCCGACACCAGCGCGGGGCTTTAGCGGTGAAAACTTTAGGAGAGAGAGATGACTGACATTTTAAAAAACGACCTTGATCTGATTGCTGACATTGCCGACCGCGCCGAAGCTATGGCCGACGCCCACGGCGTTAAGTACAAGCGACTGACTGCAATGATGGACGTGCAAGGCGTCCACCAATCTTGCCCGCTCAAACTTGATGAGCTACTAGCCGCCGACGATACAAATTTCGCGCACGATGTTTTTGGCATCGCCAACCACATCGACCGGAGTGTCTACCCTGGCAAGCTGACTGATTGTTTTCGCCCACGGTTTGCGGCGTAAGGGGGGAGTGATGACTGACACACTTGGGCCGTACTTTCGCGGATTTTCATATAGGGGCGCTTACGAGACTGTTTGTATTGCGCGGGGTAAGCCAGAAGACTTTGACAATCTGGCCGACGCACCCATAGCCTTCACCGGCTACGACAAAGCAACGAAACAGGAAGCAGACTTGCTCTGCGCCGCGCCTGATATGCTTGCGGCGTTAGAAGCCGTTTGCAAGTTTATCGACAACGGCACTCCAGTTCGACCGGGCGCGTTGATTGTTGACGACATCAAGGTCGCAATCGCCAAGGCGAGGGGGGAGTGATGGCTGCATTATCAAACCCTGAGAAACAGGCCGCATACTACAACCGTCAGAAAAAGAAGGGATTGCGTAAGGAGTGCGTTTATATCCCTGACACTGAAGAGGCCAAGGAGTCGCTTAGAAGCCACGCATCCAAGCTGGTGAGAAAACAGGCCAAAGAGTCAGGATAATCATTTCTTAGGACGCATAGCTCTGTCCCCGAACCACCAAAGCGTTGCGGTGCTGCTCATAAAAATGACGCTTTGAATGATTGTTTCCTGTTGAGCAATGTCGTCGGTTGATGCGTAAATATACCATGTGATGCTAACCAACATTATCGTCAACGCTGGCCGCATCAAACGTAAGATTGCGGCGACCCACGGGTAGGGAACCTCGACGCCGGTCATCATGCCGTAGGATGCCACACGGGCTGCGCCAGCCGATTGCTCCTCTACGATGGCGCGTTCGTTTTCCAATTCGTCGGCTCTCAATTCCGCTTGCAGCCGGTGCATTTCCATTGTGCGCTCATGTTCGCCTTTGGCCTTTTTTTCTTCAATGAAAACATCAGCGAAGTTGAAAACCTTGCCCAAGACGCTGCCCAGGATGCCGGTAGCACCGCCGGTCAAGACGCTGAAAATCATGTCCATCATTACCACTGTCTCCGTCGGCCCATGTCGATATGGATGAAAGTCTGATACCGCATGCCAAAACCCTTAAAGCCAACGTCTTGCGCTACTTTACGGATCGTTTCTTTGTCCCTGCCCTCTAGTACAATGTCGAACGCGCTTGCCGCCCCTTTTTGCGCCTTAATCGAATGCGCCGATAATGGTGCCCCACCGATCTTTGAATTGTGGTAGGTCGAACGGAACGCCGAAGATAAACGGATAGGATGGCCCAAACGGGAGCGCAAAATATCCAAGGCACCGATAGCCTTGGCGTTGATAAACAGTTGCCCCGTGCCTTTGCAGGCGATTTCATGCGGTTTGAAATAGGTGTAGGGCCAGCCGTTTACCGGGATGTCGTTATAATGCTCGAAAAGCATTATAGCAGAATGCCAATGACAACGAGTTGCAAAATAAGCACCGTTAAACCGACCATTTTTAAATCTCCTTTTTGCCCCTCGCTGACTTTGTTGGCGGATTAACCATCTGCAACCCGTACCCGGTTGCGAGGATGCACGTCACCGCGCCGACCTCGCGGGACAAAGACCAAGCGCCGTTTGGCCCAGCGTGAAGCTGCATAACCGAACCGTCTAAATAGCCGCCAGCTAACAGCGGTTGTTCTTTAAATTTGTGTTCCAGCATGTCTTCAATTCTAACGTGAATATCACAATGGGGAAGCATATCAAGTGGTGGGTCTAGCTCCATTTCTTGCCTCACAAGGTCGGCTTGAGACCGCATTAAATCTGTCGGATGCACTGCTTGATCCGTTTGGCAAGCCGCCAAAAAGAAAGCAAAGACTAAAACCGCTACTCTTACCATTACGCTTTCTCTTTCAATGCCCGACGCCAACGCCAAGCTAGAAAGCACAAGCTGGCAAGCAACAATAGAATAGACAGTCCTGTCTCGACTAATCCCAGCCAACTTGCGGCAACAGCCACGCCGCCGGGAGCCACAGTCACAAGGTCTTTGGCTTCCATTTTATTCTCCAACAGGTGGGTGTTTGCCGTTGTGCATTTTGGTCAAATGGTCAAGTTGCTTGGTCAGCCACTTTACGTCTTTGCCAAGCCCCTCAAGCTCTCTATTTAGAGACTTTAACTCAGTCGGGGAATTTATGGATTTCAGCGTTAAAACCTGATTGGCAATTTTGCCTCTTTCTTGCTCCGCGTTATCCAGGCGGGCATCGAACTTTTCGCGGCTGTCATCGGCGCTTTTAATGTGCTTGTCCAAGTCGGATATGACCCGCGTTAGCTGTTGCTTAACTACAGCGTAGCCGCCTGCGATTCCAGCCAACATGATAGCCCCTTGGGCCACAAGTTTCAAATCCATTACTGCACCGCTGGCCCACTTGTATATGCCCACCAGAGAAACCAACCAATACCACCAGCAACGGCGGCTACGGCAAGTCCTTTAGCCACTTCAATCAGCATTGCCTTTCGTCGTTCTGCGCGTTCTTCAGCCTCAATCTTTTCGCGCTTTTCACGTTCCTTCTTTTCCGCGATGCGCTTTTCACGTTCAGCTAGAATTTGATCCCAGGTACTTTTCTCACCCGGCTTAGACGGCCACTTGCGATTAATCTCGTCTTTGAGGTCGCTAAGTTGTTGATCTAATTGCTTTTTTTCAATTATAGCAGATGCCGCCGCGCTTATGCTTTCGTCACTGCCATCATCCTTGGCGCGCTTCTGCAAGATGCTTTTGTTCTTCTCGCCAATGCTGTTGCCGGGTTTATGGTCTTTGTTTTTTTTATGCTCATCCTGGGCATGGAACACCCCGTCGAGTCCGTGGACAATCTCTTGCACTCCACGGGCGCTCTTAACTAAGGTGCGAACGGATGCGACGGCAGCGGCAACGGTCAAGGGGTCAATAACACACCTACCTTAATTAGGCCACGCATTATCAAGAGCCTAATTCGGGCCAATCGTACAGAATACCAGACTTGGTAGTCTTGCCGTCACTGTCCGTTGTGTACTTAAGAAACAACGCCTCAACCGCGTCGGTGTCCGCAGCGTTATCAATGGCCGTTTCCATCTCTGTTGCCTTGGTGCGAATGGCGTCTCGCCATGTTTGGATGTTAGATGGTATAGCCGTGCCCTTGTCCGCTTTCCGCACTATGGCCCAATCAGTTAGGGAAAGTAAGGAAGCCTGTTTTTCTTTTACTACGTTCTTAAGGTTACTTTTTACCCCAGGCGATACGAGTTGGTTCCCGTCGCTATCAAGAATAGCTTTCCCGTCTTTATCGACTACATTAACGTCGGCCAAAGGCTTGGCTGTAGAGGCAACGCTTCCATCCGCATTGTGCGAAGAACTATAAAGCCTTTCGTCAGGAAACGGCTGCATTACAACCTCAGAAATACCCGCCGCCTTTTTTTCGTCTTCAGACCAAATATTCCAGTTCTTAGGCTGGAGCGTCCCATCGGAATCCCTCCACGCTCGTCCGGGCCGGATTGTCTGGTCGCCCACTTTAAAAATAGAAGTCATCTTCCGTCTCCAATCTCTATCTTACGCGCATATGCGACTTTGGACCCAGCTTCTTTCGGTGCCGAAGATAAACAGGCTTACTTCTACGGCGAATTGTCTTTCTCTCAACCTTAGTCGCTACTCTCTGAGCCATGTTTTTATCACCTAGCCTTTGCCTGTGCTACAGTGTCTCCACCGAATGGATGCTCTGCAAATGCTAGGTATATATATGTTTCGGCGGACCCGCCTGAATGGCTAGAAGTATTACGAAGTTTAAATCCATTTGCCAAAAAGTCGATAGCGGCAGTTCCCGACACATTTTCAGATTCATTTGTGTTTGGATGCAACCGCAAAGATGCCGGATTGTAAGGATTTCTCGTCCCGTCGTGCATTACCCAGTATCGTTGAGCATCAATACTCTTGATTATCAGAAAGGCTGGTTTAAAACCAGAATTCCCGTCATTAATAATCACGTTTGCACCGTCAGTCGAAGCTACACCTTCAAAAGTGCCTGCGCCAATCAAACCCGGTGTTCTCGCAAAACTATACGCCACAAAAGTTTCGCTTGATGTATTCACATACCCGCTTGTACCCAATGTCCATATAGATTCATTTGGTGGGGTGTCGTTTAGCCATGTAGCATCTTGAACACTTAAATTTGTACCTGTGCCGTTTAGATTAATGAACTTATCTTCTGGAGCAGAAGGGTCTAAACCTTCGTGATATACCGCCCAATCCTGTGCAAGAGATTTTCGCCGGAAAATACCCATTACAGGCTTTCGACTTAACCCATGACCAATAGTCGCCCCCGCACTGCCATTCCCCGTCCACGTTGCAATAGAAAACCCGCCGTGGTCGGCGGCTGATACAGTAGTTGCAATGCTTCCAGTTGTGTTATTACCAGCGGAAACAGCGCCGCCAGCTTTCATACACCAAGCCACATACGTTGCGGAGTTGTCGTTTGAATTTAAAAAGAAGTTGTCGGTGTTAGTAGTTGAAAACCCACCCGCAACGAAAGTGTTGAAACCATTCTCAAATGCATCTTCCACATCATTTGAGTTGGGATAGAGTGCGCCAGCAGACCCGCCTCTGACTACATCATAGATGTGG